AGGCTAAGATCAGCCGGCATGGAAGATACTACAATAGGATAATTATGTCATTAGTTTATACAACTGTACCCGGTGTAATTACCGGTCAACAGAATTTGAATTTTGGGAATAATCCATCTCAAACACTTAATTTAAACAATATGAACTTACAAGGAATTACACCAATAGATGATATGTTTAAAATAATCAATTCTAATTCTGAACATATCAAACGATATGAAATCATTGAAACCACTGAAGATTTATTGGCAATCAGCGTTGCACATAGACGAATCATTTCTAACCCTCCTATCCCACATAGGATCAGATTAGATAACATCTTAGATGATGAAGTGGTAAAATTGGTAACTACTGAAGATAAAGAAGAGGCTAATAAAATTAGAAAATATTATGGTCAACAACTTATTATGTGGACACTAAAAGGACTACAACTAAGTCCATTTAGGAAAGATTTACAAAAATATGTTAATGGTGATAGTAATAAATTTCAAGATACTATGATAAAATTGGTAACTAAATTACCATATTTCTATTCATTTGATATTGAATTTGATGAAGTAAAAAGAGAGTTTAATGAGATACCATCTTCAATCAATATACTAAAATCTCCTTTCGTATTGACACCAATCAAATCTCTAACCCGTAAAAATAAAAGAGTTAAATGTGTAGAATATTGGTTGAAAGATTCTAATAATTGGGGATACAAAATCCAAATAGAAATCAATAATCCATTACAGCATATTTGGGATAAACACTTTAAAAATCCTGAATTAACTGTAGCTGGTATTGGAACACCAAAACGCATAGATGATTTGAAATACTTCCAACTGCTAAATTGGAAACTGTTGTAAAAATACTACATCTTGACAATTATCTCCCTTGGCTATATCATATACAAACACGCTGAAACATGGGATTTTTAAAAAGGAACTATAAATGAGTAAACTTGCATTGATCGGCCGACCTTGGGTCGCATTTGACGCAACCAATTCGCAGCATCGTGAATGGTTTGCTGAATTTCAAAAATTAGGTACATGGGGCCAATGTCCAGTTAGGTTCATCATCCCAGATGACCATGGTGATTTGATCACTATGATCCAACGACGGTTGATTGATTTTTATGTTGGTCAAGAATTTGATCACCGTGTCAAACCACTAAACCGTAGCCCTTTTGAGAAAGCCGCATAATATGGAAAAAGTAATCCGCGATGGACATGTGGCTGTATTGTATAGCCCAGGATATGGTGCTGGTTGGTATACTTGGCATGGGATTGAGGAGTTATTGTACGATCCTGTAGTCGTAGGTATGGTAGAACGCAAAATCCCTGAAAATGTTATTGTATCTTATTGCGACGAAAAGTATGATGGTGATGGATACTTTGGTGGTGCTGACGATTTGAAAATCGCCTGGGTTAAAGAAGGCGTTGAATTCAAAATTGATGAATACGATGGATCAGAGTCTATCCAATTCAAAGATACTATTCAATGGATCGTGGCATAACATGAAAAAATTATACTACTTTGGTTACGGTATGAATACCAACTTAGCCAGCATGGCAGATAGATGTCCAAATGCTTATTCATTGGGTAAAATCAATCTGCCAAATCATAGGCTAAGATTTTCTATCTATGCTGATATCATACAAGATAATGATTCAACTATTCAAGGAGCACTTTGGGAAATTACTGACCGTTGTTTAAAAAGTTTGGATCTGCTAGAAGGTTATCCAAATTACTATGATCGTAAAATCGTTACTTTGGAAAGGGATGATGAAACTTATGATTGTTGGGTTTACTTTATGACTCTTGATAAATATAAAACTTCACCACCCGATTCCGTATATTTTGATATGGTAGAACAAGGATATAAAGACCACGGAATCAGTAACGCCCAATTGTATACCGCACTTTTTGAAAGCAAGGAGAATTTCAAATGTTGAAAGATCGGGATGTGTTTATCGCAGTCATGGTAGGATGGGTATTGGTAGTGATGCTTTTGATCGCCGGGATCGTTTGAATGTTGTAAAAAAACAACATTTGACAATAATTCCTCGAGGTGATATAATACTTGTATTCTGACTAAAGGACAAAACTATGTTGACTAAATTGAAAACCTACTACAATCAAACCCCTGAAGTTCGGGCTGGATTTAAAATGGGCTTGATCCTTGCCGCTGGGTTGACTATCCAATTGGTAGCACACTTAGCCCTAAAATACTTTACCGCAGAGCAAGTGCTCACTGGGTTTGGAATTTTGGTAATCGCTGCTCTTGCAGTTTCCATGTACCGTCTGTTGGTAGCAACGGAGCGCGATCGGCAAAAAATTTGACAATAAATGGATTTGGGTATATAATAGAATCTTAGACAGTTAGATAACGGAGCGGGAAATGCAAGTAGGCGACATTGTTAAGAGCTTGGACTTCAATGGCATCGACAACTGCTACATGGTTGGTAAGGTTGTTGGCGTTCAATACGATGGTCTCTTCCGCGCGAAATTCATCAAGCGGGTTTGGCAAGGTGCCGAAGATCGGAAGTTTACTACAGACTACTTCACCGCTCCCCAGCAGGGAGAGATGTTCATGGACCGTGACGATTCTCCCCGTGTCACCGTTATCGGTTGACGATAATTGGGCTTGGTGATATAATATATTCATACGCTGAAACACAGGAACGAACATGACTACAGTACAAATCAAATCGGGAACCTATCGCAACAAACCCGTGGTAGATCAGACCTTTACCTTGGTCAAAGGTTTCCAACTTGGTAAAAAGGGTGGATATATCGCGGTCAAAAATGATGGCCAATTTGATATCGCTACCCCAGTGGTCAAAGTGAAGGTCAATAATATTAATAACTTCGAAATCCTCGACGGAGAACCAATGACCGATGTAGTACAAGTTACCCCAAAACTAGAAACCGAAACGGATGAACAAGCAATGGATCGCATTGCTACCCGTTTTCAGATCCTTGATGATATGTCCAAGGCATGTATCAACGGTGATATCCGGGCTATGATCGTTTCTGGTCCTCCCGGAGTTGGCAAATCATTTGGGGTCGAAACCCAATTGGAAAAATCTTCAACATTTGATCGGATCGCTAGTAAGCGTATCCGATTTGAGATCGTCAAAGGTGCAATGACCCCGATTGGTCTGTACTGCACCCTTTACAAATACTCAGATCCAAAAAATGTTTTGGTATTCGACGATTGCGATTCGGTATTCCAAGATGATCTGGCTCTTAATATTCTCAAGGCAGCCCTTGACAGTGGTAAACGCCGGCGCATTTGCTGGAACTCGGATAGCTCTATGCTTCGCCGTGAAGGAGTGCCCGAGGCTTTTGAATTCAAAGGTTCGGCAATCTTTATCACTAACTTGAAATTTGAAAATCTCAAATCCAAGAAATTGCAGGATCACTTGGAAGCTCTCCAATCTCGTTGTCACTTTCTTGACCTCACTATTGACACGGAGCGTGATAAGATTCTCCGTATCAAGCAGGTACATCGTGACACCGAGGGTGGTCTGTTCAAAGACTATGATTTTGAATTTGATGAAGGTGATCAGGTTCTTGCTTTCATGGAGCAAAACAAAAGCAAACTCCGTGAATTGTCTTTGCGTATGTGTTTGAAAATCGCAGACTTGGTGAAAGTATCCGCTACTAACTGGCGTAATCTTGCCGAGAATACTGTTATGAAACGGTCTTGAGATATTGATATTTCCAAGGGGGTTTATCCCCCTTTTTTTACCTCTATACTTGATAAATTCTTATAGAGGATATATAATAAACCAAATGAAACAATGTAAAATAATCGTTAAGGATGAGGTCAACTGTAAGATAGAAGGCTTGGAATTAGCTGAACGGAAAGCCTTATCCAAAATGTTTGAATATGAGATCCCAGGTGCAAGATACCTGCCAAGTGTCCGTTTAGGTCGTTGGAACGGTAAAATAAGCTATTTTAGTTTGGCTGGCAGTACTTACATCAATCTATTACCAGAGATATTACCTGTATTAGATAAGGTTGGATATGATATTGAATTAGAAGATATCAGGCAATATACTACTAGTTTCAACTTTGACCAAGTTTCTACAGCGACCTTTTGTCATAAAACTTGGCCTAAAGGTCATCCAAAAGAAGGCGAACCAATCATACTTAGAGACTATCAGATACAGATTATCAATGAGTTTTTATCTAATCCACAATCATTGCAAGAAGTTGCTACTGGTGCTGGAAAAACTATTATGACCGCTGCACTAAGTTATAGTGTAGAGATGTATGGTAGGAGCATTGTTATTGTACCAAATAAAAGTCTGGTTACACAAACTGAAGCGGATTATAAAAATCTTGGTTTAGATGTAGGTGTATATTTTGGTGATCGGAAAGAGGTAGGCAAAACGCATACCATCTGCACTTGGCAAAGCCTGAATAATATGCTTAAAAAAACCAAAGCACATGAAGCTGAAATAACTATTGGTGAATTTTTAGACGGTGTTATTTGTATAATGGTTGATGAAGTCCATAGTGCAAAAGCAGATGGACTTAAGACTTTGCTTACTGGACCAATGTCACATATACCTATCCGTTGGGGATTGACTGGTACTATACCTAAAGCTAAATTTGAATCACAAGCATTGTTAGTAAGTTTAGGTCCTGTAATAAATAAGCTCTCTGCTAGTGATTTACAAGATCAGGGTGTGCTTGCTAAATGTCATGTTAACATCATCCAATTACAAGATAAGGTTGAATTTTCAAATTATCAAAGTGAATTAAAACATTTATTGGAGGATAAAACTAGATTAGACAAGATAGCTGAATTGATTGAGAAAATCAAAGATACCGGTAATACATTGATTTTAGTAGATAGAGTTAATGCAGGAAATGAATTAGTAAGTAGGATCACTGATTCAGTTTTTATTAGCGGCGGAACTAAATTAACGAAAAGAAAAGAAGAGTATGATGAAGTGGCAACTTCTACTAACAAGGTTATGGTGGCGACTTACGGTGTGGCCAGTGTGGGTATTAATATCCCCCGTATTTTTAATTTGGTTCTTATTGAACCCGGAAAAAGCTTTGTCAGAGTTATACAAAGCATTGGGAGAGGCATTAGAAAAGCCGAAGACAAGGACGAAGTGATGATTTGGGATATTACATCTTCTTGTAAATTCGCTAAACGCCATCTAACACAACGGAAAGCGTTTTACAACGAAGCATCTTATCCATTTGATCTTGAAAAATTAAACTACAAGTGATATAATCTAACCATGAACATCCTATTACTAGACAATATAAAATATAATTTAGAAAATCTCCCAGAAGAAGTGGATGACTTTAGGTTTGCTATCTTAGATAACAGCAACCCCACCAATGTAGATTATCATTATATCCCACTTATTTTTTTAGAATCTTTTAATTCACCTGCTTTGGTATTAAAAATTGGTGATAACAAAATCAAAATGCCGGTAGATTGGCAAATCTTGATCGGTGAAAAGGATCATGGTGATCTTGAAACATTACCACTAACCTCGATCAATGACCGTGGGTTTAATGCTTATGAATTCAATCCACTATCATCGTTTAGTCCAAACTTTTTACCAATTGAGATTGTAGATATTTACCATGATGTAACTTGGTATGCCCCTCGTCTTAAAAATGGACAATTCTTATGTGTACCACTTAGTGATGGTCCTAAACCAGAATGTGTTTATTTTGTAAAAGAGATCAGTAGGAATTGTGAGATAGTAAATTATTCATTAGCTTGGTAATCATGGCAAAAGAAAAAGTATCTATAGACGAAAAATTTGAAAATCAAGACCTTGATTTATTTCAAGTATTAGCCGCTTTGGATAAAAAGGATTATGGATATTTTGACAAACTAAGTGAAGCACAGCAAAAAAAGTTTGTACCATATATGATGTTGCATTGGATGAGTGCTATCAAAGCATCTAGTGATTTGCAAACATATTATTTGCGAAGTGTGGATTACTATGCCAATAAGTTTATTTTCAATGAGAATGTCCAACAGCATCCTAAGTTAGTATGGTTGATGTTATGTGCCAGTAGTCCTGGGTTAGGTAAACAGTTTCATCAATGGATCCCGCATTTAAAAGATAAGGTGATCAAGCTTAAAGAACCAGCAAAGCTTAAAGATGTAAAAGAATATTTTAATAAAATCTATGCTAAACAGAGTGTAGATGATATGGCAGAAAAGTTTGTTTATAATCACAAGAGAAAAGCTTATCTAGCGGGTGTATTTCCAAATTTAAAGTATGAGGATATCGAGACTTTAAACCAAATTGTAACTGATGAAGATATTAAGCAATATGAACGAGATTGTGGAAACTAAGTATGGTTGTGAATTTTGTAAGAGAGAATTTTTGCGTGAATCCACGGTATTAAAGCATCTATGTGAATATAAACAAAGATGGTTGACCAAAGATTTGCATGGTAATAGGATAGGGTTTCAATCTTGGGTGCAGTTTTATACAAAGAATACCTCTAGTAAAAAAAAGCGTTTATATGAAGATTTTATAAAAAGTGCGTATTATACCGCTTTTGTGAAATTTGGTACTTATTGTGTTGATGTTAATGTTATCAATGTGAGTAGGTTTGTAGATTGGTTATTAAAGAACCAGATCAAGATTGACACATGGTGTCAAGACACGGTATATACCAAGTTTTTGATTGAGTATTTGCGTATTGAAGATCCATTAGATGCGATTGCCCGTAGTGTACAAGCTACCATTGATTTATCCGAACCTGAGAGATTATTGAGTAAAGATTATTTAAGATATGGTAATTCAAATAAGATTTGTTATGCTATTACCACTGGTAAGATAAGTCCATGGATGTTATATCATAGTGATAGTGGCGCTAAGTTTTTAGATAAGTTAGATCCAACGCAAGTAAAGATAGTAATTGATTATATCAATCCTGAGTTATGGGCGATTAAGTTCAAGCGTGAACCAGAGAATGTCCAGCAAGTGAAGGAGTTATTAGATGCAGGCGGGTATTAAAGTTAGCATACCATTTCGTTGGGGTAGTACCATTACCTCATGGAATGAAACTTGTATATGGGCTATAGAGCAATTTGGTTTACCTGGTGATAGATTTACCACTAATACAACCGAAGATTATATGGATTTTTATTTTAGAGATGAAAAAGATGCTATTTGGTTTAAA